AAACACCACAGGCACCGCCAGCAACGTTACAGGCACAGTTGCCATTGCAAACGGAGGCACAGGCCAAACATCGCAACAAGCAGCCTTAAACGCGCTTGCAGGGGGTGTTACCAACAAGTATTACCTAAGAGGCAACGGAACTAACGTATTACTTGCCCAATTATCTGCCTCAGACTTTACTACCGGCATTCTTGGCGTGGCTTATGGCGGTACAGGAACTACCAGTTTTACGGCTGGGTATCTTAAAGCTGATGGAACATCCGCATTTACCACAAATTCAGTAATTCCGGTTAGCGATCTAAGCGGAACGGTAGCTATTGCAAACGGAGGCACGGGTGCAAACAGCGCAGCTACGGCACTTACCAATCTTGGTGCATATCCAGCCAGTAATCCCAATGGATATACCACAAACGTTGGAACGGTAACTAGCGTTACAGGAGCGGGAACGGTTAGCGGATTAACTTTAACTGGCACAGTCAATACTTCTGGAAGTTTAACCCTTGGTGGAACGTTATCGGTCACTCCTTCTAACTTTGCCAGTCAGACAGCTAACACTGTTCTAATTGCCCCCAATGGAAGCGCGGGAACCCCTACATTTAGAGCGTTAGTAGCTGCTGATGTACCGCTTCTCAATCAGAATACAACAGGTAGCTCTGGTTCTTGCACTGGCAATGCTGCCACAGCATCAAATGTAGCTTATTCTGGTTTAACCGGAACGGTTACTACATGGAACCAGAATACCACTGGCACAGCAGCAAACGTCACTGGAACTGTTGCTATCGCTAATGGCGGTACGGGTCAAACTACTGCAAACACTGCATTTAATGCTTTGGCCCCATCTCAAGGTGGAAACAACGGAAAATACTTAACAACTAACGGAACTAATACATCCTGGGCTACAATTAGCGGAACAGGCGATGTTGTTGGCCCATCTTCAGCCACTGACAACGCTTTTGCTCGATATGATTCAACTACGGGCAAGTTAATTAAAAACAGTTCTGTTACGCAGGATTCTTACGGCGTGGTTCGCATTCCCGCAACCTCTGGAAGCGGAAGCACAGGTGGTGCTTTGCGAGTTGGCGATACGTCTTACAATCTTAGCGCAACCCCCAACGGCATTTCATTGTTAGACGCCACCAATAACATTGCTATGGGCATTGGGCAATCGTCCACCCGTGGAATTTATTTTGAATGGACAAATGGTTATGGCGCTCAGTTTGGAACGTTTGCTAAATCCGATCTCATAACTTTAGGCGCTAAAAACTTTAATTTTGATACTGCTTCATTAGCGTTTCAACTTCAGCTTTTAGATAACGGAAGAACTATTGTAGGTGGAGGTGCTGATGACGGCATTAGCGCATTTCAAGTTACGGGTGGCAACTTATCCGCTCCCGTTATTCCAACTGGAACCAATCGCGTTGCTCGCAACCTAAAAGATCGGTTTAACGACGTTTTTAACGTTAAAGATTTTACTAGTATTGCAAATGCGATTAACGCCTTAAATTCGGCTGGCGGTGGATGTTTGTATTTTCCATCTGGTTCTTATTCTATTTCTTCGGCTTTGCCCTCAATTACAAAATCATGTTCCATTCTTGGAGATGGCGCTGGAGCTAGTTATGTAAGTTTTTCTGGAATAGATGGATTTGTTATAGATTACAGTTCAGCAAGAGCTAGTTGCGAAATATCCGGTTTAACAATTTACACATCAGATAGTTCTGTTGGATCAACACTAAAATCTGCAATTAAATTTACTCAGTATTCAAACACTGATCTTCATGACGGATTCAGATTTCATCATTTAGAAATTACTGGTATTTGGGGTTACGGAATACAGATTATTGGCATTTTTAATTCAATTCAGGGTTCAAGCATTTCTGATATTAAAATAAGCTGCGCCCCAGGTTCAAATAAAACGTTATCTTCGTCAGGACAGTGTATTCAATACGGAATTTACATGGATAAGGCATCAAACGTTGCCATGTCTAATATTACGATATTTGAATCGTATTTTGGATTTTACATACGTCCTCAATGCGAAGGAACATCAATAACTAACAGCGTAGTAGTTAATTGCAACACAGGCGTTTACTCTGCTGGAGCAAACACATTTATTAGTTTTAGTCATTTCAATGTTTCTAACGGATATGTTTCTTCAGCTTCATATCCTAATTGCGGAATTGGTATTTTGCTAAAATCCGAAAACACATCATACCCCAATAATCAATCAAACATCAGTCACGCTTACGTCATAAGTGATTGCAATTCTGCAATAGGCTTATACATGGATAACGTTGAATATACGTTGGTTAATTGCTTTCGGGTTCTTGGAACTCCTGACTATTTAAACTACGGGATATTTATTTCTGGGGGCGGTATTGGTGGAATAAATGCCACTCGTCGCAATTTTATTTGCCAAACAAACATTCAAAACACAAAGACTGTTGGCATATACTTACAGTCTGATGTTACGTTTAACAACGTGATTTATGACGCTATTTTTACTGATCTTCAAAGTGGATGCGTTGCCTTTTTGGATAACGGCGGAGCATCAATCACCAGAAGCCTAATTACAATTTGATTAACACCTTGACCCAGTTGTAAATAATCAAGACCAACTTTTATGCCCATCAACTACGAAGAAACAATCGCGCCAGACAGCACCATCCAGTTTGATGGCGATTCTTCGTTTATTGGCCTAGATAACCGTCAACAACCAGAACAATTACCGCAAGGGATAGTTCAAGTGTCTCAAAACATGAGACTTAACCAGCTTCAAGCTACGGTTCGTAAGGGGATGCAAAAGCAAACCAACTCCATCGCATTTGTTGGTGCTCCACTTATTCTTCCGTTCACTCTTGGCTCTTCAGCTATCCTGCGCTCCTCGTTTACGGACGGCATCTTTTACTCGGCTATCTTTTCAGACCCAACTACCAACCTAGAATGGATTATGGTGGCTACGGGGACTAAGACGTATATGTATTCGCCTGGGCAAGCAGTTACGTCCCAGAATTATCCAACAAATGAGACTGTTAAATCAACTGACGCCGTGGATATGTTCCAAGCCGGTGGTTCAATGTATATGCTGCGCGGTTTGGCTACGGCTACTGCCAGCGTGTCTTCGATTACAAGAGCTTCTACAACGGCTACCGTAACCACATCTACGGCTCATGGGTTATCCAATGGGTTCTGGGTGCAAATCAGCGGTGCGACTCAGCCAGAGTATAACGGCAACTTTCAAATTACGGTTACGGGTACTACCACGTTTACCTACACCGTTACTGGCTCTCCAGCTACCCCAGCTACGGGGACTATCCTATTTGCACAGCTTAAATTACCGCTAAAGTGGGATGGCAATCAATCTCATGCGTGGACAACGGTTAGCTACGGCACGATCTCCAGCCCGTTGATCTATATGCCCACTTCGGGCTTTGGCCTTATTCAGTCTGACCGTGCGTTGCTTCAATATGGACGTAACACGGCGATAATGTCGTTTATTGATAACGTTGAGCAGTATGACACCATTTACGGTGAATTTAACATTGCATTAGGCCAAGCAGACTACCTTGTTGGCTTTCATCCCTATCAGCAAGCTCAGACCCTAGTGTTTAACCGTCACTCGATTTATGTGATGAACAACACCAATGGGGATGTGGCTAACGTCTCGGTACAAGAAGTTACCCGTCAAAACGGCTGTTCAGCTCGTCGTTCGATTGCTACTTGCGGCTCTAACGTACTGTTCCTGTCAGATCGTGGTGTGTTTATCCTTCAGCCTGGGCTTGAATTGCTGCTTCGTGGCGCTTCTGAGCCATTATCTGCTCCAATCGACCCAACCATACGGTCTATCAATTTCTCAGCCGTTTCTGGGGCTTGTGCGGCTTACTGCAACAACCGTTACTACCTAGCCGTTCCAACCAACGGCGCTACTCGCAATAATGCGATGTTGGTTTACAACTTTATCAACAAAAACTGGGAGTCGATTGATACATTTCCGAACGGTTTTTACTGCGATTTTGTGGTTACGACCCTGCTTAACAACGTTCAAACTTTGTTCTGCATCTCCAAAGAAGGTGGCATTTACGCTTACGAGCAGCTTGAGTACGATGAGTTTGGCCCAGCTAACAGCGCCCCATCTGCGTTCACGATTGATGGTGTGATGCGTACTCGTCGGTTTATCTTTAACACTCCTGCGCTCAAGCGGTTTAATACCGTTACGACCAACTTTTTCCTCAACGCTAACAATTCTTGGGACATTAACGCTATCACGGTTAATCCGCATACTGAGCGTTACCTTCCTTCGATCTCGTCAGTAGCTGCCAATAACATTACCACACCGCGAATTGTGGGCAAACGTGGTTATGGGCTTGAGATTGAATACACTAACACTAATACGACAGGTGCAATCAGCAATTTGACGGTATCGGCATACGTCCAAGACCGTAAACTCACTTCAACTCCTTAACGTTATGGCTACTCCCACACTTGTATCAGGATTCTCAGCAGTTAATGGCGACACCGTTGACGCCACCTACCTTAACAATTTTGTTAATACTGGTAAAGTTACGTTAGCCACCAACAACCTTATTGGTCGTTCTACGGCTGGCACGGGTGATTGGGAGACGATTGCTTGCGATAGTTACGGGCGGGCGTTGCTTAACGCTGGTTCTGTGTCGGCTCAGCTTACCGCCCTTGGTATTGGTTCCAGCGGCACCCTTTCTGG